TGAGGATGAGTGTGCCAAGTTTGCAGAAAAAATGGGTGTGGCACCTGCACAAGCCCAGGCTTCAATCTGGGGTGGTGCTTCAAAATATACTGGAGTTGGTAAGGCACCAGTGGGACTCCCGGAGGGTGCAACCTGGATGGAAATGTTAATGTCAAGAGTTAATAAAACTGCAATGGAAACAGGTAAGTCTCCCAAACATGTTCTGACTGAAATGCTTAAAGGGAACCAGGTGCTAAGATCAATGGTTGCACCACTATTAACTACAGGTGCAGTTGGTGGGTTATTATCTGAAAATGAAGATATGTAATGGACCAGGTAGACCAGGAACTAAAAGACTCCCAGAGAGCAAAAGAACTGCTGTCAGACCCCCTCCTCCAAAAGATATTCCAAGATTTAGAAGAAAAATATATCACTGCCTGGAAGGAATCAGACCCAAAAGATCGTGAGGGCCGGGAAGTCCTGTTTCAACTTCAATGGGCAATAGCGGAGGTTCGCAATCATTTCAATGTTATAATGGAAAAAGGTGATTTTCATAAGTCGGCAATTAGTCGGAATATGAAACGTAAATTTTAATCTAATTTTGGGAGTAACCTATGGCAGAAGCAACAGGACTCCAACAGGCAGAACAGGCATTTCAGTCTATGTTGACCGGGGAAACACCCGATAATCAACAGCAGTTGGATGAAGAAGTACCAGAAGAAGCAGAAGCAGAGATTGAAGCAGAAGAACCGGAAATTGAAGCAGAAGCAGAATCTGAAGAGATCGAAGCTGAAGAAGATCAACAGGAAGAAGCAGAACAGGAACCTGATAAGTATTACCGGGTAAAGTTAGACGGTGAAGACTATGAGGTCACCCTGGACGAAGCTCTTGCAGGTTATCAGAGACAGCAAGACTACACAAAAAAAACGCAAGCAGTAGCAGAAGAAAAAAAGCAACTGCAAGCGGAACAGGAGGCAGCCCAACAAGATAGGTTGCGGTATCAACAGAATCTTGAACATTTGGTCCAGCAACAGCAAGCCCAACAACCAGTAGAACCTGACTGGGATGCATTGTATGAATCAGATCCTCTCCAGTGGATGAAACAGAAGGAAGATTTTCGTTCACAAAAAGAGAGAAACTTGGAGTTGCAACAGCAGCATTTTCAAATGCAGCAACAGCAACAACAAGAGCAACAGCAACAGATGCAGGAGCATCTAGTGCAACAGCAACAGACTCTAGTTGATGCGATACCGGAATGGCAAGACCAAAAGGTGATGCAACAAGAGAAAGCTCAGATTCGTCAGTATGCCGTTGATACTTTAGGCTATTCTGCTGAGGAAATTTCTCAAGTGTATGATGCTAGAGCAGTACAAGCTCTAAGGCATGGAATGATTGCAAGTGGGTTACAGGGTAAGGGTAAAGTAAAACTCAAACCTGCAGCACCAGCAATCCGATCCGTTACACCAGGTTCTGCACCGGAGCAACCCAGGAAGCAAACTTCTGTTCACAAAGCTAAAATTCGCTTAGCAAAATCGGGCAAAATGTCTGATGCTGCTGAGGTATTCAAACAACTGTTATGAATTATAACTAACTGAAATGAAAGGCAATTATGGCAAAAATTACAAATGCGTTTGATTCCTACGAAGCTAAAGGGCAACGTGAGGATCTTTCGGATGTGATATATAATATCAGTCCTGAAGAAACTCCATTTGTCTCAATGGCAGGAAAACGCAGTGTATCTAATACACTTTTTGAGCATCAAACGGAATCACTACCTGCAGTGTCCACTACCGGAAGGGTAGAGGGAGAAACTATTGCAGCAGAGACTCCAAACAACACTGTTAGAAATTCTAACCAGTGTCAGATTCTAAGGAGATCAGCAGCAGTAACTGGTACACAAGCAGCAATTAATCGTGCAGGTGTGTCAGATGCTATGGCACATCAATTATCAATAATGTCACGTGCATTAAAACGTGATGTAGAAAAGTTGATGCTTGGGAACTCTATCGTTAATACAGGTTCCAGTGCATCAGCAGGAACTGCTCGTACAACTGCTGGAATATTAGCAAAACTGGCAACAAATATTGATAAGCATTCTGGTGGAACGAACCCTACTGCTGCTCAGGCTGCAGTTGGCTCAACCGCAAGAACTGATTCCAGTACTGCGAGAGCAGCAACGGAAACACTCTTGAAGAGTGTCCTGAAATTGTGTTACGACAATTCGGGAGATGCTCCAAATCAGATATTGTGTTCATCAAGTAACAAACAAAAACTCAGCACGTTTGGAGGCAGAGCATCAGCAACTCAAGTTGTAGCTCTTCCGTCGAAAGCTGATGAAGTGCAAGCCAATGTATCTGTTTATATTGGTGATTTTGGTACTTATGCAATTCAAGCTGATCGTTTCATCCGGGGTGATAAAGACATCCTGTTGATTAACCCAGAATATGTGAAAGTTGCCCAACTCCGGGCTTTTGAAACCGAATCCATCGGTAGAATCGGAGATTCGCAAGGCTCGTACATAATTTGGGAAGGCGGTCTTCAGGTAGATAATGAGCTAGCGCATGGCCTTCTGGCAGATTGCAACGGTGCATAATTAACCTGGTTTAACCCTTAAACTACCCCTCTTTCGGGAGGGGTACCAACCTATTTTCTGGAGAGAGAATGGATAAATTTGCCGAAAACATCATCACTGATATCTAATGAATCTGGGGTAGAAACTGCTGTCCATACAGAGGACGGTGACGGTACTTTCCATATTGTAAAAAAGCAAGATGTCCAACCTACCTTAGATTACACCAAATACCTCAGAGAGCAACCTGTTGACAGGAAGAATGAAGTCAGGCATGTTGCAGAAATCCCACCAGTTCTAGCAGCAAAACTTTATAGAGATGAAATACTAGGTCCAAAGGGGTCTACAAAAAAACTATTAAAATGGCTGGATAGACCAGAAAATAAAGCATTTAAAACATGGGAAGGGCATTTATCGTAAATGGCAATTTCAACAAAAGCAGAACTCCATACTGCAGTAGCCAACTGGCTAAATCGGTCAGACCTGACTGATAGAATTCCTGAATTTATTTCACTAGCAGAAGCATCTTTCAATCGTAATCTCAGAGTCCGGGATATGCTTGTTCGCAGCACTGCTTCAACAGCAGGTCAATATGTTAGTATTCCAACTGATTTCCTGGAGATGTTGAATATTGAACTAACTTCAACTTCACCACCGAAAAGGCTGGTTTATATAACATCAGATAGATCCGATGACTACCGGGAACAACAAAACAACCAAGCCGGGACACCAGATTATTACACGATTGAAGGAAATTCGATCCAATTATTACCAACACCCAGTGCATCAGTAACTGTTCAACTGAATTATTACCAAAAGATCCCTGCACTTTCAGGTCTGGCAGATTCTGCTAATAACTGGTTATTATTGGCCCATCCCGATATTTATCTTTACTCAACTTTAATGCAAGCTAGTCCCTTCCTAATGGACCAGGAATCAACTCAATTATGGGATGGGTTATTAGCCAGATCTATGCAGGAACTCCAGGTAAGTGATGAAAAGAGCCGCTATTCTGGTGGAACTCTGAACATGAGACCTAAGTATATTTACACATGAATGAGACCTGGGTAACTGAACTAATTGGGCCACAAATATATGGGTCTGGAATGTTTGGTACTGGCTATTATGGATCAGTAGAGTGGACCGATGGTACTACACCTTCTGCCACCTGGAGTAACTTAACTGACACTGCCTCAACTTGGATTGTTTATGACCCAACAAAAACTTGGGCTGGAAGTGCTGGTACTTGGAGTTTTGCTTCTTCTCCAAATCATGGATTAGCACATGAACAACTTGTAACATTTAGCACTACTGGAACATTTCCTACAGTAAATGGGTATAACAGTTCATCCAGTAATTATTATGGGCAAGCAATAACAGACGATAAGGAATTTTATATTATTCTTTCTTATAGTAGTGATCCAACTAATCAATTCCAAATAGCTGATAAAACCCAATGGGAAGCATATGGTATGGTATATCCAATTGATGGGGTTGGCACAGGGGTGCATAGTGTTCATAGTAAACCCCCTTACTCCGGGATTGTTGTAGGAACTATAGCAACCTGGTCTGAACAGACTATAGATTCAACAACATGGACAGAGGTATAAAATGGCGAATACATTTACTGATAACTATAATTTTATAAAGAGTGAAATAGGTGGTGACAATGCTTCCTGGGGTACAAATCTCCATACATCATTAACCAATGCTGATACTGCATTAGCAAAAAAAGTTGAGGACCAATTAATTTCTGGTATTACTTCAACTGCCATTCTCCTGAGTAAAGATAATTCTGCAAATACAATTTCAACTGATGCTAATTTAAAGTATTTTGAATCAGTCAAAGTTGGTGATCGAATCCGGGTTTCTGGTTCTGCTCATGCGACAAATGGAACTGCAGCAAACCCTGTAATCCATTATGTAACTGCAAAAACATCTGCAGATAGTATTACTGTAAATAATAACCTTACCCAAGATATAGCCTCTAATACTGAAATCACAGTTGCAAAAGTTCTTGAGCCAGTTCATATCAATTCAGGTCCAATTGTTTGTGCTCCACTTACAAGTCTGAGTCATACAACAAGAGCAACTAATGCAGCATGTGTTGGAGAACCAGGGGCAGATACAACCGATGCTCTGGTGGCAAATGGTGATGTTACACTTGGATCAGCTAATACTGATACAGTCACCTTTACTGCTAAAATTGCAACAGATGTTCTCCCCAGTGCAGCAGATCTTGATTTGGGAGCATCTGGTTCCCAATGGGAGGATTTGTGGATAGATGGTACTGCAAATATTGACTCCCTGGTTGCAGACACTGCAGCAATATCAGGTGGTTCAATTACAGGAGGCACTGGATCATTTACAACT